ACTTTGGAATTCTCCATCCAACACACTTTTGAAGTTCACAGGAGCTAAAGAAGTGAAAGTACCACGTCTTTTGATTAAAGAAGGACGTAAAGATCGTACACGTCGCACGATTACGAATATTGACGCTAACTATGAAAACCAATGGGAAACATACACATTGACCAATGAGCGTTACTGGTCAACACTAGTAGACCCATCAGATGTTGATGAAAGTAACTATGTCGTTTCGATTGCTAACATCACTAAAACATTCAACGATACTGAAAAAGTTCCAGAAATGGATAAATTCATGGTATCTAAATTGTTCTCCCGTAAGAAAGCACTTGATACAGAAAGTAAACAAATTAAGTCATTGAATTTGACTGAGGAAAACTTCCTCGCAACCTTCGATGAGTTGATGGAACAAATGGACGAAGCTGGAGTACCAGCAGAAGGTCGTGTTATTTTCTGTACACCAGCAGTTAAACGTATGATCAAGAACATCAAGCAATTTGGTCGTACAGTCAATATCCACGGCCAAGGTACAGTGATTGACCGTTCTATTGGTCGTTTGGACGATGTGACTATTGAACCATCTATTCCATCTGACCGTATGAAGACCTTGTACAACTTCACAAATGGCGCTAAGGTTGACCCAACTGCTAAACAAATCCATTTCTTCTTGATTCATATTCCATGTATGGCAGCGCCACAAAAATATGAATTTGTAGGACTTGACGCACCAAGCGCTTCTTCAAGCGGTAACTACTTGTACTACGAACAATCTTACGATGATGTATTGCTATTCCAGACTAAACATGAAGGTCTAGCCTTTGTCGTCGCACCTTAAAAGGAGGATAGAAAATGTTAACAGTAAAAAAGGATAACCGTGTATTGAATATCGACGAACTAGAAAAAGTAACCTTCCTTGAAGATGGTTACGATGTGGTTGAAATCCAAGATGGTGAGTATGTAGTAGTAGAGCCAGCGACTAACGGACGTACTTACACTATTCAAGAGTACAAAGCAGTAGTTGCTGAACGTGACCAAGCTCTTGCTGAACGTGATAAGGCTCTAGCAGAGCTTGACAAATTAGCTAAGAAATTGGCTAAAGACGATAAGTAGAAAGAGAGGTTCTGCTGATGGAGAAGAGAACATCGGAAGAAATCCAAAAGCATAACGAAGATGCTAGACAAGCCTTGATTGACTTGTACGAACAACGTTATACAGGCTATCCAGGAGATTTAGTGGTCGATGAAGTCATGCAGAACATTCTTAACTACTGTAATCGTGAGGATTTTCCTTTAGAATTGAGATTTGTGGCTATCCAGATGGTTTATGTTGTTTGTAATCCTGACCAAGCTGTCCAAGGCAAGAATATTTCTGTTGGAGATACTCGTGTCGAATTGGGGAAGTCAGACCTTGCCAGACGTGCTGAAAGTGTCTTGTTGGACTTTACAAGTCAACTACAGCGGTTCAGAAAGTTGAGGTGGTAGGATGAATATCAATGATGTCTTATCTCAGGCAAAACCAAGTATTGAATGGACCTATGATAAAAAGATGGATGTGTTTGCTACTGTCGAGGGTGCGAAACCAAACGGAGCTGACTTTGTAGAGTTCAAAGAAATCTACAAGAAAGTTCCCTGCCGTGTCTCTGTTCGTAACTTAGTGAATACGGAACAGAACGAAGCGCACCAACTCAAGACAGAACACAAGATTTTCTGTTCTCCTAAATTTACTATCAAAGCTGGTAGTAAATTGATTGTGGATGGTATCAAGTACCTGACCAGTGAAGACCCGATGGTCTATGTCACACATCAAGAAATTGTGGTAAGACGACATGAGTGGCTATGATGATAGTGATGTTCAAGAGTTCTTGAAACGGCTTGAACGAGCTCAGGCAATTATTGATTCTGAGTTTATGCAGGCTGCTAAAGATATCGGCCTAGCCTTTTTGAAAGAGGTTAAGGAACGGACACCAAAGGGCCTAACAGGTAAGTTAAATCAATCGTGGAAGATAGAAGTGACCAAAAACGGAAACGTGTACGAGGTTATCGCATTTAACCCTATGGAGTATGCTTCTTTCGTCGAAAGTGGACACCGTCAACAAGTAGGGCGTTATGTCCCTGCAATTGGTAAGCGTTTGGTCAATCCTTGGGTAGAAGGGCGCTTTATGATGAGGCTGACAGAAGAACAGATTAAACAGAAAATCCCACAAATCACGCAACAAATCGAAGAGAGGCTAAAGGAGGAACTAGGTGGATTATAGTATTAGACCACTCGTCATCAAGCAACTCAAAGATGTGTTTGGGTGCAAGGTGTATGATGAACAAATCCAGCAAGGATTGAAAACACCTTGTTTTATTGTAGATGTAAAACCTGTGACTCGGCAGCGGTTGGCAAACCAAAACGATAAGCAGGTTTTTATTGTCTTGCTGCATTACTACACCGAAAAAACAACAGACTTATATCAAAAGTTTGAAGAGATTGAAATGGTGTTTAATTCGCCTTCTTTTCGTTATTTGGGGGATAAGTACCCTATCAATGATTTGAAGGTGGAATACAATGCGAATGACTTGATCTGCACATTTACAATCACTCGATACGTACGATGGGTTGAAGAAGAACCGACAATGCAAATATTAGAAAGGATAGGTGAAACTTCTCATGGAAATGAATGAAGAAGTAGGTTATGTAGCCGAACCAGTGGTGACAACCACTGAAGATAAATTTGGTAAAGAGGCATTACTCAAGTATTTTGAAGATGATGCAACTTTGTTAAACGTTTTGCTGGAAGATGATCAGTCATACTCACTAGCAGAAGTAAGACGCATTTTAGAAGACTGGAGAAAGGGTGTGGCTAACTAATGGCACAATGGACAGTACAGAATAAACGAGTTCCAAAGGCCTACATCAATTTCGAATCAAGAGATGATGTGATTACTCCTTTGGAAGACAATACGATTGCAGCAGTCATGATTGCTGGATCTTGGGGAGAGCCTGGTGCTTTTACCCTTGTTGACGGCACAAGCAACTTCCGTCGACTATTTGGTAAACCGATTGATGAACTTCTTCCGATTCGTGAAGCCTTGAAAGGAACTGGTAAGGTTCTTGTCTACAACGGTGTGAACAGCACTGGGGTGCAGGCAACGAAAACTGAAAACGATATGGTCGTTACAGCTAAATACAAAGGATTAGCTGGTAATAATATCCATGTTATCTTCAAGAAACAAGTCGAGACTGGCTTTGAAGTGACTACTGTTTTCTTTGGAAAAGAAGTTGATAAACAGATCATCACAGCTTTGCCATTTAAGAATGACTATGTGAATGTGACTGGTACTTTAACAACGGAAGATAAAACAATCTTGCTTGAAGGTGGTACCGATGGAGCTACAACCAATTCAGAGGTTGAAGATTTTCTAAATAAACTCGATACACAAGACTTCCGTGTCTTGGCTTTGGGTACAGATGAAAGCGCAACAAAAGCACTTGTTACGGCTCATATCAAGAAGTGGCGTGACGCTGGTCGTTTAGTCATTGCAGTCTTGAATGATTACACGGACGCTGACGATGAAGGTGTTGTATCAGTGGGTAACGGAGTTACATTAAGTGATGGTACGAAACTAAGCGCTAAGGACTGTGTATACTTCGTAGCTGGTAAGTATGCAGGGGCTGGCTTGCAATCTAATACATTCAAGTCTTATCCAGGCGCTATCGACTGTGAGCGTAAGAACGAAGCAGAGGCTGAAAAGCTCATCAATAAAGGTCAGCTTATCTTTGCTTATCGAAATGAAAAAGTTATTATCCTGTCAGATGTGAACTCATTTACTAGCTATACGGCAGAACACAGCCGTATCTTTGGTAAGAACAAACTGGTCCGCACCATGGATAATATCAACACCAATGTCAAGTATATCTTTGAGAACTACTTCATCGGTAAAGTGCCAAACAACGTGAATGGTCGTGAGTTGTTTAAACAACGAATCATCACAATGGTTCTTGACCCGCTTGCTCAAAAGCAGGCTTTGGAGTATAAAGCGAAAGATATTGAAATTTCACAAGGTATTACCAAAGAATCCGTTGTGGTTAACTTGCCAGTTGTCTTGACGGACGCTATGGAAATCTTGTACATGACGGTTATCTGTGATTAAGAAAGGAGAAACTAGCTAATGGCTATTATGAGTCAATTAGATGCTTTGTCTGCTAAAGAAGGAACGGTCTTCTTTACAATCAATGACAAGCAGTACGAACTAGCAGAGCTTATCTCTCTAGAAGCAAAAATTGAATACACAAAAGCTGATGTTACCCCTCTCAACTCTCGTATGAAGGGTGGTAAGATTGTCGGTGCAGAAGGTACAGGTTCATTGAAGATGTACTACCACCGCTCGGAATTAAAGGCGATGGCTTTAAACTATGTCAAGCAAGGTATTTTGCCTCGTATCGATATCAAGTGTACCAATGAAGACCGTTCATCTCGCGCAGGTCGCTATACTATCGTTTTGAAAGGTGTTCTGTTCAAAGAATCACTTATCTTTAAACTAGATGGATCAGCAGATGAGGTCATTGACGAAGAAACAGACTTCACATTCCAAGATTTTGATATCCTATCAGAATTCCAAGAAATTAAATACTAACACAAGGAGGGAATAGTGGTGAGTGGATTACAAGCGTTTTTGAAGCAAAACAAAAAAGGGGAAGAGACTAAGGATGTCTTGCTTCCTTCTTTTGAGGAACCAGTTAAAATTCGAGTGTTGAGCGCTCGTGAAGCGGACTTAATCAATGACCGTTGCTTTGTCAATAAGCCTGGTCGTAATGGACGCCAAGAGCGTGTCTTTGACGGTGTTAAGTATAACCGTGAAATCTGTATTGCGTCTATCGTGGTTCCTGACCTTAACGATAAAGAATTGCAAGATTCTTATGGAGCAATGGGAGCTTCTGAGTTATTCGGTACTATGTTTAACTGGGGCGAAAGCGCCTTGATTTTGGAAGCTGTGACCGAACTCAGCGGTATCAACCAAACATTCCAAGACAAGGTTGACGAGGCAAAAAACTAATAAAAGAGGACGCGGAGGCACAACTTGCCTACTTCGCCCTCGTAAACTATTACATTCGCCCTAGTGAATTTGTGAATATGGATGTAGAAGAGAAAGCTTTTTTCGCTGCAGTCATGCACGAAGAGGGGCTACAACGTAAAAAAGCAATGAAGAAGTGAGGTGATTCTATTGGCAAATATACAAACAACCATGTCTTTGACCGATAGAGTCACAGGCACTTTAAATAAAATCTATGCGACTATGGAGCGTGTCAAAAATGCAGGTTCTGGCATAGATAAAGCTATGAAGGCTCAAGAGTCTGCTATGAAAAAAGCTGGCGAT